CTTTCAAACCCAGCGCTTACTATTAACTCCGTTAACCTTACGGACCAATGCACTAGCGCCACCCTCACCGCTGTTACACAAGCGCAAACCTCAAGCGCTTTTGGTTCTACAGACAACTTTTTCGTAGCGGGAACCACTATGAATACTTTTGAGGTGACGCTGTACGATTCTTTTGCAGCCACGGAAACTTACGCAACTTTGGCGGCCCTTGTCGGAACCCAGACAACCGTAACGATTTCACCGACGGCAGCTGGCCTTGCAACCCCATCGGCTACGGCGCCTAAATTTACTTTGACTAACTGCTATCTGGAATCGTTGCCTTTGATTGACGCCACTTTTGGTTCCCTAAGCGAAATTACTATTTCGTTTAAGGGTGGAACCCTTACTACCGCTACAAGCTGATTTCAACCACTAACAAAAAGGACCCGACATGAAACTTACGTTGCGAGTAGACCAGGGCGACGGCCCAATCGAAGTCACTACAAACCTTTTCACCATTGTTGCCTGGGAACGCAAATTTAAAACTAAAGCGTCCAACATTGCCAACGGAATTGGTATGGAGGACTTGGCTTTTATGGCCCATACAGCGCTACAGCAAAACGGCATTATTGTGCCTATTGTGGTGGACGATTTCATTAAGAAAATTGTGCTGTTGGAAGTTGTAGGCAACGAAACCGAAAACCCTACAAGCGGGGACACTACCGCTACGCTTTAGCGCAACTGTTGGCAACGACAGGGTACTGGCCCCAGCATATAGAGTTTGATACCAACGACTTGCAAACAGTCCTTAAGGTATTAAACGAAAGAAACTAGCCATGGAAAACGTCAATACAACCATTCAGGTTTACGGCGTGAAAGAGGCTTTGGCATATCTCAACAGTGTTGATAAGACGTACCGTCGAAGTATCACGCAACGTTACGCCGCCATTGTGGAACCGATTGTTACGGACGCCAGGCAACACTTACCGACTACGGCGCCTATGACTGGTTGGAAGCGTGGGTATAGCGTGGGTGGGCAGGCGGCAGCGCTACGCAAAAATCAGGTTGGGCGCAGTAAAGGACAGTCTGAGGCACATAGTTTTGCACAGTCTGAAGCCACCGCTTTACTGCCATGGGACGGAGCCAAAAATGCGAAGTTGATTAAGCCGTTTATATCCGGCAAGAAATCTAAAGCCAATACGTTTGGTTTGAAGTGGACCAGTAAGACAGCTGCACTATTTGATTTGTCAGGCCGTGCTAAAACGCCTCAAGGTGAACGCATGATATCTGTTTTAGGTTCCCGTTTCGGGGCGCCTAGCCGTGTCATGTGGGCGTCTTACGATAGGGCTGAACCTAAATTGCAGGAAAAAATGCGGGAACTCATAGAGGAAATTATGAATACCGTTAATGTAAAAATGAGAGTCCGACACGAAAACTTGCGAGGCAAATAATGGCTATAACAATTCCGATAGTCACGCAACTTAACGACGCAGGTATCAAAAAAGCCGTTAGAGAATTTAAGGCGCTAGAGACTTCAAGTCAGAAAGCCCAGTACGCCATAAAGAAAGCCGCTGTGCCTGCCGCTGCCGCTTTGGGTGCTGTGGTTGCTGTTATCGGGTCATCTGTCGCCGCTGCCGTTGAGGACGCAGCAGCACAAGCCAACCTTGCCAGGCAGATTAAAGCCTCGACAGGTGCAACCGATAAACAGGTTGAAAGCGTCGAGAGGTACATATCTAGCCTGGGGCAGTCTGTAGCCATTTCTGACAGTCAGGCACGCCCAGCGTTAATGTCACTGGTGACCGCCACCCATGACGTAACTATGGCGCAAGATTTACTTAATGTCGCTATTGACGTTTCGGCTGCCACCGGAACCGATTTGGCGTCCACGTCTGAGGCTTTAGCGAAAGGTTACGCAGGGAACACCAAAGGGCTTAAAGCGTTGTCGCCTGAGTTATTCAAGTTGATTAAAGACGGGGCAAGTTTTAACGATGTTTTAGCAACCCTTAAAACTAACTTTGGTGGCGCAGGTGAAGCAGCAGCAAACACGGCGGCAGGTGGCCTAAAGAAATTGGGCATTGCTTTTGATGAAACTAAAGAGTCAATAGGTGCAGCGTTTCTACCTGTCCTCGAATCGTTGCTACCGTACTTGACAGCGTTTGCAGATTGGGCGCAAAAAAACCCTGGTTTCTTTATTGCAATTATCGCAATTATCGGGACTTTGGCTTTAGCCGTTTTGGCTGTCAATGTGCAACTAGCAATTCAGGCAGCTTTAGCGGCTGCTAACCCGTTTACTTACATTGTGTTGGGCATTGTTGCAGCTGTCGCCGTGCTTGTAATTCTGTATAAGAAAATGGAATTTTTCCAGACAGTAGTAAAGACGGTAGTAAAGGCTGTCTTGGCATATTTTGAAATGGTCATAAACTTTTGGATTACCCTTATTAACGCTTTAATCCGTGGATATAACCTGCTTCCATTTCTTGACAACATCCAAGAAATAAGCAAGGTTGATTTCACTAAGACTTCTAATGGTGCTGAGAACCTAGGAAAAGTTATGGGCGTTACAGCCGAAAGGGCTAAAGAGTTATCCGCCCAGTATGCCCAGCTTCGAGGGGAAGCCGTAGCGCCGTTGACAGAGGAATTAAAGAAAACGTCTGAGGCTTTGGCAAGTGTGGACAGTGCATGGAAAACCCTTACGGGGACTCTTAGCCGTACCGTCGCATTGGATGACGCACAAGTAAAAATTACTGAGTTGGCTACGGCAGCCGCTACAGCGTTTGCGACAGGCAACGCTTCAGACATTGTGAAATACAATAAAGCAGCGTCAGACGTGGCTTCTATCGTGTCAACTATTGCGGCAGGTTTAGGCGATATCAACAGTAAACAAATCCTGTTGCGATTTAAAACAGAGGGCGCACAGTCAGCCCTCGACTTGGCGGCATGGTTGGCAGGCGGCGGGGAACTTAAAGGCTTAGGCACATACGATTTACTTACCCAGGCTGGGATAGCAGGCAGGGCTTCAGGTGGACCCGTCATGGGCGGTATGCCATATATCGTTGGCGAGAGAGGACCCGAATTGTTTACACCTGGCACTAGCGGCAGTATCACACCTAACGGCGCTATGGGTGGAAACAACATAACGATTAACGTCCAAGGGGCAGACCCTCAAGCCGTCGTTAATGCGCTTCAAAAGTATGTCCGGACTTCAGGCCCTGTACCTGTCAACATTCGGAATATGTAATGGCAAAATTAAATTGGAAAATAAAAAATGAGGACGCAGGAAGTTTTGAGTTTATTTCAAGTGTGCAGTCGTTTACTTATACGCAGGGGCGCCAGTCTGTCTTAGATAATTACAGCGGCGGTACGGCCCAAATAACTATGCGAAATAACGCTGGGCAGGTTGCGGAGGCGTCCTTAAAATTTCGTGCAAGAATTGTTTTAAGTTGCAGCCCATATGAGGTTTTAGGTTTTGAAGATGTTTTTGTTGGTTGGGTGGCAGGCATTGACTATAACGACACGCCAGGTGACGCTAACGACGCTACCGCTGTTATTACTTTGGTGGACGCATGGGTATTAGCGGGACAACAAATAGCTGATAATCAAGTTTTGCTGTCTAACGATTATCAGATAAACGAAATAGACGCCTTACTTGCTTACCCTGGTTATATCGCGCAAACTCCATTTGCTGGCACATCGTCTATTCGTGGGTCACTAAATTATTCTGGTGATTATGCCAGTCGACTAAATCAAATTGTGGCCTCCGATAGAGGCGTTTTTAGCATTGGCGGCATGTATACCTATTACCCATTGTCTTACATTTGGTCAAGAAACACATCGCCGTCGTCTTATTCGTTTGGGCGTACTGCTTCAGCCGATGTTATTGCCTATGAATCTTTCCAAAGAGTTAAAGCCGTGGGTAACAAAACGTATGTCAATCAAGCGTTTGTTACGCCAGAGGATTTGGCTACACAAATGGCGTCTAACGGTTACATATATTTTGTGGGTGCTTCAGCTATCACCGTGTCAACGCTTAACACCACTACAGGCGACGGCCTAAATACGGCACGTTGGATTGCTAACAGTATGGGCGACAACCTAGAACGCCAGTCATACCAAATTACTGTGCGGGACACGACACAAACGGGAGTAGTAAAATTACTTGCTTTTATAAATAATGGCGGTAATCCCATGTTGGAATACAAAATACCTGGCGCAGGTTATGAAATCGAAAGGGTGGTTTCGGAGGGTGTTACAGTCCGTGGATACATTGACCACACAGAAATAGACGTCTATTTTTCTCCCTTTACTTATTACAACTACTTTATTTTAAATGATGACGATTCAGGCGTTTTAGGCGGTACGCCCACATACGACAGCGAAATAGATTATGATGAAATCGGATTTACATATGACGACAGCAGCGTAGACAGCGGCTCAAGGTTAGGTTGGTAAAATGGCTACAACATACCCCACAAGCATTGACGCTTTTCCAGACCCTACGGCGGCAAGCCTCCTAACTTCGCCGTCCCATAGTGGGCTACACGTAGACGTTAACGGCGCTGTCGAGGCGCTAGAAACCAAAGTAGGTACTGGTAACACCGTCTTAGGGACTTACACCAGTTATACGCCTACCTTGACTGCTATCACCATTGGTAACGGAACATTGACAGGACAGTACGCCAGGGTAAACGATTTTGTGCATGTCACAGGGTCATTTACTTTAGGTAGCACTTCGGCAATTACTGGCAGTATAGGAATTTCCCCGCCTCTCAACATTAACGCAAGTATGGCTTACGCTGCTTCGCCTTTAGGCTTCGCCAACCTTTACGACACTTCGTCAGGTGCAATGAATAATTTGCAGGTTCTTTGGGCGTCAGCGACGGAAATGCGTATCAGGGCCATAAACACGGCTGGGGCATACTCAATCATGGTTGTAACCAGTGCAACGGTTCCATTGACTTGGGCGGTAGGCGACATTCTTACTTGGCAAGCAACCTACAGGGCGGCATAACTGATGGCAGCTAATACCACATTCACAGCAGGCGAAGTCCTAACTGCAGCTGCTGCCAATGCGTGGCCTCGTGGCCTTATGGCGGCTGTTGTCGAATCGTCAACTACGGACACATTTACTACAACCGAAAAAATTATGTTGTCATTCACTTTTGCTGCTATTGCTAACAGAAAATATGTGTTGACATACATTGAGCCAAACTTGACAGGTACGGCAGCTGCCGTTGCTACTACCCGTTTTCACGAAACAAGCCTTGCAGGGTCAATTTTGCAGACTTTGCGTACAACCGTTTCTACAACGTATAACGCCACTACCAACGCAACTTTTATGTATACCGCTGCCGCTTCAGGCAGTTTAGTTATTGTGGCTAGCGCTCAAGCCTCAACGGGAACCATTACCGCTACGAGGTCAGGCACACAATTAGCCCAACTTTATGTAACAGACATAGGTACAGCGTGAAAACTCTTATTGCGGTTGCTTCAATTACTATTGCTTTAATGTTTGTGGTGACCAGCTGTAACGACAGGACCCGTGAAACCTGCCAAGAAAACTCAACAGCGTCGAGGTGCAACCCGTGAAAAAATACAGCAACAGCGAAATTAAAGCACGCCTTATCCTTATCGTAGGTATCGCTTTAGCGTTAGCGTTTCTAGGGTCAACAGGCGCCCTACTTTACGGCCTGCTGTTTGTGGTACAGCCGTTAGAAGTAAGCCCTAATGATGAATCAGCCTGGGCATTACTGTCACCAATGATATTGTTTCTTACTGGCGCCTTATCTGGAATCCTTGCCAGTAACGGCCTTAAAGACAAAGGGCAGGGCGATGACCAGTAGGCCCTATACCGGCATAACGGACGCCGTGCACGCCAAACCTCGTTTAGGGACTACAGCGTTTGTGAACCATTGCGAATTTTTGTTTGGCGTCAAGTCTTTAGGCATATTTGCGGACCGCCTTATTAAGGGTTCTGGTATGCCCAACCCGCCTAAATCTGTGCATAGTACGTGGCGTGCGTTTGACTTGTCTTGTGACAGCGTGACCCGCTACAAACTTATTGACTTCCTATATGTACACCGTGACATTTTAGGTGTTGAGGAAATCCACGACTACAGCAACACGTATAAGCCGTCCAAGTTTGGTTGGGGCGCTGGTTACCGTTGCGACAGGGACGCCTGGCGTATCTACGAAAAGAACACTATTGGCAGCAAAAATGGGCAGTGGGTCCACGTGGAAATCTCGCCGTTAATGGCAGACCACCCAGACATTGTGGGCCACGCTTTCAAAACCATCTTTAAGGGTGCTTGACTTCATCGCACCGAATCGGTAGACATATCCCGACCTTACCCCGACTAAAGGACACAAAATGAATGTTAAACGCTTTACAGGATTAGCCCTATTTACTTGGCTTATGTGTTGGGCGGTGGCTACAGGGTTTACTACTGCCCCCGTAAAGCTGTCGCCTGTGGTGCAGACAAGCCCTCGAATCACGGTGCAGATGTACACGCCCAGCGAAGTGGTGGGCCAGCTGTACCCGCCAATTACCACTACCACGACGACGGTTGCACCTGTTGTCTTTGCCGAGGAATTACAAGACTTGCCGTGCGCCCAATACTTTTTGACTGCTGTAAACGCTGGGTGGCCCAATGACGTTAAGACGCTTAAAACGCTTAGTTTCATTATGTGGCGTGAAAGTAGGTGCAAGGCTACAGCGTGCAGCAAAAGCCATTCTGATAGCCCCTGTGCAGACTTTGGGCTTATCCAGGCTAACTATGCCGCACACCACAAATGGTGGGCAGACATGGGGCTAACGCCAGACGACATGTTTAACCCGTCCACCAACCTGCATTGGGCGTGGCTGTTGTACTCAGGCCGTGAGGCCAAAGGGCAATGCGGTTGGCAGCCGTGGAGGCTGTGCTAGCCCATGTTTGATGTTGACCGCCCCGACTGGCAACAATACGCAAATTGCCGTGGCCTTGAAACCAACCTATTTTTTCCTGCCAACGGAACCGAATCGGCTTTAGCTAGAAAAATGATTAAACCGTTTTGCGACGCCTGCCCTGTGTATAACCAGTGTTTAGATTTTGCTATGTCATTTGCCGATAAAGCGTTACAAGGCTTGTGGGCTAACACCACGGAGGGCGACAGGCGCCGTATGCGATATGACGGCGCACCCAGTATGTATAGTGCCATTAACCCGACAACCGAAAGGACCCGACAATGAATGAACAATTAAACGAAATGACTAAAGCAATTACTAAAGCGGAAATCGCTATGAAAGCCGCCGCCTGGCAACTTGAAAGCCAAAGGGCAGATATTGACCAGCTTCGCAAATGCCTATTTGAGTTGGCGTACACCGCTGAGGAAAACGGCATAAACCTTGTCAACCTAACCAAGAGCAGTCAGGACACCATTGTTGCTTTGCGTCTGGGCGGCTTCAAGTGAACCTAGGCGACTATGTAGATGTCCCTACACGCTTTAAGTTAGCCCTCGACAAGTGGCCTGAATTAAGAGTGGTTGAGGAACCAGCCAAAGTAATAGCTGTAGGCGACAAAACTTTTATATCTGTCACTATGACTGTGTACCGTGACCCGTTAGACCCTTTGCCTTGCATTGCCACCTGTTGGGAAATTTTTCCTGGGCGCACACCTTTTACCGCCAATTCGGAGGCAATGAATTGCAGCACCAGCGCTTTAGGTAGGGCTTTGGGGATGATGATTCCGTTTGGCAAAATGGCGTCTTACGAGGAAGTCCAAAACAGGCAGCACGACGGCCCTACTGTCGCACCTAGTCGAAGCACGCAAACTAAAGCAACACCCGCAGACGGTGATAAACCGTGGCCTGTGTCTAAAAGCCAACTGCAAAACCTTGCCGCTATCGGTTATGCCGGACCTGTCCCCGCCGATTGGAAAGAAGCCAACGCCATTATTAAAGACATGGGCAAAAAGTGATGCCGTTAATAACTTTGACTCAAGCACAAGTTTTGGAATGTGAAATTGAGGCTAAATATCGTGACGAAAGAGGCGGAACAATAGATTTTAACCATGACAGAATGACACCTGAATATTCTTACGAAATAGATGTGTTAGGCGCTAAAAGTGAATTGGCTGTAAGTCTCTTTATGGGTTTACCGTGGACAGGTAAACGACACGCTTTTGATAGTGACGTGTCAGGTTTGGAAGTACGCAGCAGTCAACGGCGGGACGGTAAGCAGTACTACTTGTATGTCAGGGGACATGACAAGGACGCCATATATGTTTTCTGTGTAGTAGATGGCAACAAAGTAGTTATTGCAGGTTGGGCGTCAGCGTTCCAAGTAAGGACTTTGGGAAAACT